CACGCCTTCCATGTGGGAAGGTTGAGCCAGTTCTCTTGCCAGTTCTTGTCAAATTCTACATGAACTGGTTCTGTATTGTAATACCGCTCTATCCCCTCAGCCAGGCAACAACCGTATAATCTTGTTCCTACTATTCGCACTTGGTAGTTGCAACTGCGTCTAATCTGGCGGGCAATGTCTTTGTCGAGTTTGGGATCTACGTAAGGGTCGCCGAACGCTAGAGCATCCTTTACTGTAACATTCCTGCAGCGCCTGTGCCACTCTACGGCTGCATCGTTGAACCCGTGGTATGTTTGTAGGACAAAGTGCAGTTGCCTGAATAGTTCTGTGCTTATACCTGGCAACAACTTGCCGTTTGTTAATACGCGTATCTTGGCCAGCGGGAAATCCTTTATCATCTGGCCAACTATCTGCTCAAAATATGGATGGCAGAGCGGCTCTCCCCCGACAACCATGATTGAGCTTATGGGCCGCTCTACGCACGAGACTATGCGCTTGTATTGTCCCGCTGTCAAGAACGTATAATGGCTGTGCTTGATTCTGTGGTCGCAGAGCGGGCACATTTTGTTGCACAGATGCGTTATTTCAAACTGCAATTCCGCCAGCTCGTTGCCACTCAGCACCCGTATTGCTCGAAGTGTTTCGCCCCGCCCTGCCGTACAAGCCCACCCGCTCGCTTGCTTACCCTGTACAGCTTTTTGTTTTGGGCGTATCGCTGTCTCGGTTGTGGTTCGTGGTGTTGGTGTAGCAAGTTGAACCCTGCCCCCCAGTATTCGGTATGCCCCGTCGCGCTTAGCCTAACCGATAAATCAGAATCATATGCCCCGTACCCCGAAAACTGCTCGTCGTAACCACCAGCGTTCAGGTAGATGTCTCTGTGTAATGCCAGGAAGTCCCCTGGCGCATGGGCCGCACACGTTTCCCCCAAGTATGCTGGCTTGCCTGCGCACCCATCCATTAATTGTCTTACCAAAACTGTCCCGCTAGGCGTCAGGTCAAATCTGCCCCAATAGACATGGCTGTCTGGCGCTCGTTGCAATATAGCAATAGACTTCTCTAGCAGTTGTGGGGCCATGATAATGTCGCAGTTCAGGAAGACGAACCACTCCCCGTTGGCGTTAGCGGCCCCAATGTTAGATGCCCTTGGGTTGTTCCACTCCTCATCTGTGGGCCAGTTGATAAGCCGTACACCATTAGGCACTTCCACGCTCCCGTTGCCGTAGTTGACAATAATGACTTCGTAATCAGTCATTGTCTGCCACAGTGCCCCGCGGATGCAGTAGCGCAGGCTCTCTTGCCTACTACGCACCGAGACGATGACGCTTACCACTCTTCTTCTACTCGCTCTTCTTCCCACCAGAACAACTCTTCGTGGGCAGAGCGTATGTAATCTGCTGCGGCATCCACGGCATCCAAGAATGGATTGTCTTCATCGCGGTCCTGGTCGTCCAACCATGCCTCGATGTTCTCCAAAAGGGCAAGTGTCTCGTCTTGCCAACGCCCTATGCGGTTCTCAAGATTCAGGGGTATCGTCATTGTCAGTAATGCCAGCGATAAACTCATCAAGAAACTCACCAATCTCTATTGCTTTTTCACGGTTGATGATAACTTCGTCCCAATGTCCGTAGCGACTGCGACGCCCCAATATGTAGAGAATGGCAACCCATGCGCGGCGCAATATATTCTTCCAAGTAACCAAGTGGATACTCAGATACATTTCACCAGGATCGTCATCAGGCCAATATTCCAGGATAAACTGGTGCTCAGGTGAATGGCAATCGCACCGAATGAACTTTTCAATGGGCATATTTTTTCACAATCTCCCAGAACGTCTCTGCCCCACTCTCTAGCGCTACAGGGTCATTTTGCAACCACCACTCGGCCCCAATCAACCCGCCGAGTATTAGTTCTAGGCCGCTTGCCCACGCTTCTACAACGACACGACCAAAGCCATCCAATACACGTGGTAGGTAAAGGAAGCGTTCGTATCCAGCCATAAGCTCAGGCACGTCGTCATAATCAACGGGGCCACGATACCATACATAAGCCTCTTGGCTCGGTACCGACGTACCCGCACCATAGAAGTGGACAACCTCTTTGTGTTCTCTGGCCCAATACACAGCTTCTAGGGTGCCCTTGTGCCGGTGCATTGCCCCAATCCAGATAATCCCTTCGCGTTGGGTGCTACGTCTAGCAGCTTCTCTGAACCGCTCTAGGTCTACAGGCGGCGGCACGACTTCTGTTGGTACATTTACAGGATACGGAAACCAAGACCGGTGAACAGGACTATTAAAGATGCATACTTGACTGCTGTTGAGAAACCACTCGCGCAATTCGTCACACCCACTCGGCCATTGGTCGCGGACACTTTTAATCACAGGTCTTTGCGCAAAGACTTTTATGTGCGAAGCGTCGTATCTGGTCACGTTCAGGACAACGTAAGCGTCTACGTTGGTGCTGATGTTGTTAGGCGGACAGGGTATGATCTCTGCCCAATCTGGAGCAGCCGCAACCAACGTTTCGCTAGAAAGCTCAGCCCCGCCACGGAAGGAACCTACTCCGTCCGCTACCCAGCCTATCCTAGTCATTCAGCTAGCCAATCTATGGCTATTAGATTCGCGCGAGCGCGCCCATCTCGTTACGGCAGCAATGCGGGCATCATTCTCTTGCGGCTCAGGATGCTCTTGTGCTTCGTACTCTGCGTCATCCACAGCATCGTCAATGGCATCACGTTCCGCGTCATCAGTAGGGCTGCCCTCAACCTCCGCCCACAACCACGGGACTTCTGTGCCGCGCGGCGCACGGGCCGCTGTAATAGCAACGTCTCCGCCATACTTTTCCATAAACCGGAAAACTGCGGGCAGGTTTCCCGCCCCACCTAACAGGTGGACGAACAACGGCTTACCTGTCTTCGCCAGTCGCGCAGCATCCCTCATAGCGATTTTGTTCTTATCCTTGCCACGCTTCTTCCAGCTTGCCTCGGCGTGGTGGAAGTGGTTCAGGAACCTGGCGAGATTAGGTTTCCACATCATGGGCAGGGCGGTGACGTAAATGGTGTCCCTGTATCTTTCGCTGTGCTGTATAAAGTTCCGCTCAAACCATATCTCTCGGTCGTGCCACTTCCCGTTGGCAAGTAGTAACTCGCCCGCCAGTTTCGCGTCGGGCATAGCAGACGCAAACGCATCATAGCTGCAAGTGTCTAGTACGAAAAGCACATCCCACTTCCGACGGCTGATAAGTGATGCTTGTTTCAACGGTTTCTCCTATTGTTACGTGATAGCGTTCTCGGCCCAAATGACGTTAAATGCCGCCCACACAAGCGGCCACCCAAATTCTTTTTCCAAGAGCGGGGCAGGGCCGCCAACCAAATGGGCTTGCATGATTCTTCTGGTAGAATCTACCGTCTGTAGGCCAACTCTATGTAGAGCGTTGAACAGCTTCCTATAAATCTGCCACGCGTCATACGGCGTTGATCCATAACAATACACATCATTGCGCTCAGTGTACACCGGGACGCTAATTTCGGCTATCGCGCTGCTCGGTATAATTAATACAGCGGCTCGCGGCATGTTGGAAAACTCGTCATCAGGCAGCTTCCCCGCCCAAATGCGATTTGACACCGCAGTTGCTAACGCGGAATCGTTGAGCAAAAATTCTCTCAATAACGCAGGTGTATTTATCAATTGGGTCACTGTAGCGCCCTCGCGTTTAGTGCCTTAACAATCTTGTCTACACACTGTTCTGGGCTTTCGCGGATTTCGCTTCCCCAAAATCGCAAAACTTCATAGCCCAACTCGGTATAAGCTGCATTCTGTCTGATATCACGCTTCTTAGCATTGGGAAGATTGTGCCAATAATCACCATCTGCTTCTACAAGAACGCGCTGGCGAGTAAATGTTATGTCGGGTATGCCAATATCGCCAATTGGGACATTAGTTGAATACTCAATATTTCGGTTGTCCAGTTCTGAGCGCAGCGCTATCTCTATTGAAGTCCCCGTGTGGCCCTTGCGAGCAAGCGCTGCTTGGGCCTTGACCCGACCCTTGATAGCATAAGCTCTCAGCTTGCGTAATTCCTCTGGGTCTTTGAATCGCTCTATTGCTGCCAAGCTTAGGTTGTGGCGATGTTGTGGGCTTTTGGGCTTCCCTTTCTTGCCCCGCGAGATATTTAGGCGGTGTTCTAGAGATTTGGGCCGCCCGAGCAGGGCGGCTGATACTTTTCTGCGACTCTCTGGCGATGCCGTAGAACCAATATTGTTCTTGGTATTGCATTCATTAGAACAGAAGCGGGCTGCCCGAGCATTTAATGTGCCAATAGTCACGCGAAATTCTTTTCCGCAATATTCACAAATCCGCGTGCGGTGATTGTCGCGGTATCGATATTTTACTCCGCAGGATATGGAGCAAAAACGCCTCGCGGCGAAAACCGAGCGCGGTTGACCGGGCTTGATATTGAAAACCTTGCCGCACTGTGGGCATTTCTTGGGCTTGGGCTCTGGCGCAGCGCGAGATGCCTGATAACACTCGAAAGAGCAATACTTGCGCTTTGAGAAAGCAACCCTCCGCTTTTTTGCCTTGCAGTAGAAAGTTGCTCCACAATGGATGCATATGCGCGGCGGTATTGATAAGCCAGTCATTTATCTACAACTCATAGAGTTCTCGTTCCCAGTCAAGCGCAGGCGTCTCGCATCGCGCTTGATCTAGCAATGGCGGGAGGATGTCTGCCAGGGGGTCGTCTTCCGCCTCTTCGCCAGAATGCAATGTGTTGTCCAGAATCAACTCTTCTTTCGTCATGTGCCTAACTTGCCTGCCAGTACGTGGTAAAATCTCTTGGCAGCGTTGCTAAACCCCTGCACGGCGGCTTGGCTTGACGGCCAGAGCCATTTATAGATAAACCGGTTTCCTTTGTGGCTCAGCCACCCGAGCTCAAGATCAACATCGTAGGTTTGTCCACCAGGCAACTTGCTAAATACAGCCGCCTCAGCTAGGTGCTCAGTATCCTGTATGAGTTGCGAGTCAACGGCATCCCGCAACTGGCCCGTATCCACATTCGGGGGATACCCCGGCCAGACGTTGTGTGGATGGGGCCCTGGGCCTACATCAGGAGAGACGTTGTGCTTGGCTTGTTGCTTTACTTTTTCTGCCAACTCGCTTATGACGGCGCGGGCGTACTTCCGGCCACCGAGCTTTAATTCGGCTGTGTTGAGCTTGATCTCCACCGTGCCGCTTATTCTTGTCACATTATACTCGGTTCTGATAACTTGTCAAGTCTGGAAGTGCACAATATTGGCTAACCCAACGCCTGGTTGCAAAATATTTCAAGGTGATGGCTTCTGCGCATGCCAGCGCGTTCAGAAACCAGCTCAACGTTCAACGTAATGTTTATTGGTGCTGTAAAGACCAGTCTGTCCTGCTCTGTTACAATAGGGCGTTTATTGGTGCTATCCCAAACATCATCATCAAGTGCGAAAAATGCTTGAAATTCAGCAGCAATCATCTCGCCACGCGTGGGCGAAAACACTTCCCAGGGACGACCCGTTTCGAGCGTTCGGAGACGGCATTTCTTGTCTGCCACGAGAGTGCTCCAAACTTTAATGGGCTGTCCGAACCCGTCATCGGCAACAGTCGTCCAGGTCTCTATCGTGCAGGTATGCGGCAACATCCTAATGAAGCTACGCCTTGTACCCATCAGTATTTGTTCCAATACTCGCGACGCGTAGCCGCCTCAATGATGAGCGCTACGTCGCCGGGGGGGCGCTCCCTTATCTGACTCAAAATGAAAAAGTTTAGAGCGATTTCGTAATCTCCCATTTTTTCTCGGCTAATACCCATGTCCGCCGCCGTGTTTATTAGGAACGTACACCACCCGTTAGCAGCCCTCACAATAGGCTGCTCTACGACCCAAATATCAATGTCAACTCCGTTGAGGTGTACCGCCCCATCTGTGCCGTTGATGCCCCGCGTGACAGTTAGTATCTCAGTAGTAGTATCCCTGTCAGTAACGAGCATCTGTTCGTCGCCAATCTTTATCGTTTGCCGCGTGGCAAAGTTGTCTGCATCAGTTACCGTAACGCTCGTGGCTGCGG